TTTTGTTGTTTAAAAGTTACTACCTTTTTGCTTGGTAGTGGTTCTATTATAGCATAAACTTACGAGGTGTCAAGTCTTTTTTTAATTTATTTTTTTATTACATCCAATAAAAATATATCGGCGTTTTTTCGTTCTTTGTCAAACTTGGGCATAACTTATAACACATCTCCCCTGTTGCCAACACCTGCCACTCTAGGTCTTCATGAGTAACAATGACACCGCTTTTTACTTTTGAATTGATCATGGTTAATATTTTTTTTAATTCTCTGTCCGGCATTAACTGCCCCTTCTTGCGCGGCTCTGTTTTTCTTTTTATTGTAATCATTTTAATGCTCCGTTGTTGTGTCTAACAACTTCAAACACTCAACTTTACCACTGTTTGTCATGTAATCAGGAAAACAGTCGTAAACAATATCGTTTTTCTTTATGTAACTAGTTATAAGCACCTCGCCGTTATAACATTTGTGGTCTTCAATATAAAATCTTGCGCCTGAAAGCATGCAATGCATGTCTAAATTTGTTATTTTATAACCGGGCTTTACAAGGTTGTTGTACTTGCAAACAAGGCTTGTTATCTTTTTGTCGGTTACCGGTAAATGTTTATAAAATTTGTTAATTAGATTGTGATATTTTAATAAAATACCGTAATTTTCAGTTGTGTTTTCAATTATCATTTTAATACTCCGTTGTTGTTTAAAAGTTACTACCTTTTTGCTTGGTAGTGGTTCTATTATAGCATAAACTTACGATGTGTCAAGTCTTTTTTAATTTATTTTAAGTTTTTAATTTCATTAATTAAAACCAAAACGCCACCATCAAACTCAATCATGTCCACATAAGGCACCCCAGTTTTGACTTTGTAATACTCCTCCACTTCATTAAAGTCATCAAATTGTTTCCAATTCCCAAGGATCATATCAATATTAAAGTCTTTTGGTAGCGTTTTGTCGTCGCCGCTATAAATCACATCATGTAAAACCTCCAACCCTACATCAGTAAATAAGCCCTTGAGTTTGCTATTGCTTTGCTTTATTCTATTTAAAAATTCGTCTTTCATTTTTAATACTCCGTTGTTATGCGTAACACGCTCAAAAACTCAACTTTACCACTGTTTGTCATGTAATCCTGTAAACGGTAATAAATCTCTTCTTTCTGTTCAATGTAATTAGTAATAAGCACATCACATCTATAATAGTCACAGTATTCTTTCCAGAAATCTGCGTTTAACAAAATTCTATGCATGTCTAAAGGTGTCATTTTGAATTTATCTTTGACTAGTTTGTTATGGTTTGAGGTAATTTTTTTTATTTTTTCGATCATCAGTTCTAAGTCTTTATAAAAGTCTCTAACCAGACCATGATATGTTTTTAAAATATCGTAATTTTCAGTTGTGTTTTCAATTATCATTTTAATACTCCGTTGTTGTTTAAAAGTTACTACCTTTTTGCTTGGTAGTGGTTCTATTATAGCATAAACTTACGAGGTGTCAAGTCTTTTTTAAAAGTCTTTGACTACTACAATACCATTGTCGCCCGTTAAAATATCCGTGAAATCATCTAAATAATGTCCATTCATAACATCAAGATAGTAGTTTTCTGCGTCTTGGCGGCTCTCATATTCAGTCCACTCTTTCCATATTTTAATTTTATTCATTGTTGTGGCGTCTGTTGATTGGCTAAAGTGTTTAAATAGTAATTTAAGTCCTTTGTTGCTGAATTTTCCACCGTATAGGTCTTTGGTATTCATTAAGTATATGAAATCTTGCTCTGTTAGTTCTACTGTTAATTTACTCATTTTTAATACTCCGTTTGTTGTTTAAAGTTGCTACCCTATGTCTTGGTAGTGTTTCTATTATAGCATAAACTTACGAGGTGTCAAGTCTTTTTTAATTTATTTTCAGCTATTAATGTAATCACAAGACACCCCACCCTCACCCCTGGCATCGCTTAAGTATAGGTAGTTGGTATATTGTCAGTTAAATCAGTAGGTTACAAGGCAACAAGGCACGCCATGGCAATCTATATTTAGTGTATTTACCTACTGCCACCCCACCACACCACCCCCTACCATTGGCATTACTTAGGTGTAGATAGTTGCTACAATCTAATCCTAGTAATCACTTAGTAACTTTGCGTGTTTATGTGCTATGGTATAACTGTATTGACACACACTATGTGTGGTTATTATTAATGCTGTTGCTGTTGTTTGCTTAGAAGCCCAAGGATTGCATTTAAAGCCTCTTTATACACTATCCTTGGGCAAGGTATTACTTTATTATAATAATAAAGGCTAGGGGGCTTGCTGAAGGCTCAAGGCTAATCCTCGGGTATCATGCCCAAGTGCTGCATTTTTATTGCCAAAATTAGAAAGTGTTTTTTTGGTTGAGTCTTTAACTTGTTGATTTGTATTGTTTTTTTAATGTGTTTTTTCTTAAAAACTGTTATAATTTTACGCTAATTATTATTTTACAGTTATTTTATGGCTAGAAGGCTGGACAGCGAAAACAATTTTGCAAAAGTGTTTATTAAAAATGTTGGCTATGAAAAATCAATTTTAGTTTGTGACAGGTTTGGTGGCAAGCAAATTAGAATTAGCCCAGATTATGAATTAAAAACTGGATTGTCAAAAACCTTAGGAGACCTTGATTTGCCTAAAATCTTATATGAAAAATTCGGGGATAAAATAATAACAATACCTAAAATTGAAAACTTACAGAAATGGAAAAGAGAAAATATGCGAATTTCCGAGGAAGACATTGCCGATGAGTTATCGTAAGCCATGCCACGATGCTTTGTGTTATGAATTAGCCGCTAAGGGTGCGGCTTATTGCGAAAAACACAAGTCAACTACAGATTTTGTGAGGCGCTCAAGGTCTCGAATGTATAAAACAAAAAATTGGGAAAAAATGAGGAAAGTTTGCTTAAACAGAAAACCACTTTGTGTTATTTGTGAAAAGGCTGGAATTGTCAGAGCAGCTAGAGAAGTAGACCACATAATACCACACCGCGGGAATGAGAAATTATTTAGTGATTTAGATAATTTACAGGGGTTGTGTAAATCTTGCCACAGCAAAAAAACCAGAGAAGAGCAAAAAACAGTTGTTTATTGATAAGGAGTAAAAAAAATATGGCGCAAGGAAGAAAAAAAATACCAGACCAAATTAAAAAATTAAAAGGAACGCTTAGACAAGACAGGGTAAATAAAAACGAGCCTAAAATCGGTGCAATTTCAAGAAACCCACCGGAGTTATTAGACGAAAGAGCAATTGGCGAATGGAATTATTATATTGATTTACTGGATAGCATTGGCGTTTTAAAGGCGACAGATTCAGACATGCTGGCTATGATGTGCAACGATATAAAGGATTATAAAAGATATTGCGTAAAAATTAAAGCCCAAGGCGAAACCGTAAAAGGAAAATTAAGCCCATTTATCAAGTTAAAAAATGAAGCAAGAAAACGCTTCCTTGAGATTGCCCCGTTGTTCGGAATCGATCCAGTGAATCGCCAAAAAATTGTAGTTGAAGCGGAAAAAGGAAAATCAGAATTAGACAAGCTAATGGAAATGCATTAATGTGCTGGGGCGTGGATTAAATTATGGTAAAAAGGTAGTTTCTGGCGAAATACCAGCTTGCGCATGGGTAAGACTAGCCGCACAGCGTCATTTTGACGATTTAAAAAAATGGAATAAAAAAAGTTCGCCGTATTATTTCGATGATATGGCAGCTAAAAAGATTGTCTCATTCTATCGACTCGTAAAACATTCAAAGGGTGCCATGGCCGGACAATCCTTTGAGTTATCGGACTGGCAGGTATTCTGGGTTTCCGTGATGTTCGGTTGGAAAAGGCAAAACGGACTAAGGCGGTTTCAAACGGTCTATTTCGGAGTACCACGAAAAAACGGAAAAACCACATTCGCCGTCCCAATAGGTCTTTACATGATGATTTTAGACAGCGAAGCTGGTGCAGAGATATACAGCGCGGCAACAAAGAGAGACCAAGCAAGACTAGTATTTGACGAAGCACAACGCATGGTAAATAGTAGCCCTGAATTAAAACAAGTAATTAAAGTCCAAAAACACTCATTATTTGTTGAATCAACAGCCACTAAATTTGAGGCATTATCTAGCGATGCAAAAAGCCTAGACGGGCTTAATCCTCATTGTGTCCTTATCGACGAATTGCACGCGCATAAGACACCAGACTTATATGGAGTCCTTGAAACAGCAATTGGCGCGAGGCTTCAACCACTCATACTGAGCATAACAACTGCAGGATTTGTAACTATAGGGATATGCGTTGATCAACGCGATTATGGTCGTAAAGTTGTCCAAGGATTAATAGAGGATGATAGTTTTATGTTTGTTGATTACGGCATCGATGAAGGGGACGACCCATTCTCGGAGGATACCTGGAAAAAAGCAAACCCAAATTACGGCGTCTCGATAGAGCCAGAGACCTTTAGGCGAACCGCTAAAAAAGCCCAAAACGAAGTATCATTTTTAAATGAATTCTTAACCAAACACCTCAATGTTTGGACTACTAGCGTAGAGGCATATTTTGACATGCAAAAATGGGATGATTGCGCGCTGGATTTTGATTGGGATCGTTTCAAACAATGCACAAATATTCATCTTGGCATGGATTTGTCAGAGACTCAGGATTTATGCGCTTTAGTCTTGGTTGGTAATTTGGATGGCAGGACGCTTATTTTCCCAAAATTTTTTTTACCAAAGGATAATATAGTTACTAAATCCAAAAAAGACGGCGCGAGTTATGTTGCGTGGCAAAAAGCAGGATACTTAACTCTACTAGATGGCGATGTTATCGACTATGATTATATTTATGATTATATTCTTGAAATTGACGAAGAGGTTGATTTAGAGGAGTTAGTTTTCGATAAATGGAATGCTAGACAGTTAATTAATAACCTAGATAAACAAACATATATAACTTGCGTTGAATTTCCGCAAAACATGAAATTTTTTTCCCCGATCCTAAAAGAATTTGTAGTCATGATGCATCGCAAAGAAATAGCGCATAACAATAATAAAATATTGAATTGGAATATTTCAAATACTACAGTTATCACAGACCCTAGCGGGAATGTCCGACCAAATAAAGAAAAAGGTGCTAACAAGATTGACGGCACCGTAGCCACTCTAATGGCGTTGTCAAGGTATAACGCCAAAATGCAGTCTGAATTACAAGCCGCCGATGATGGTACTTTTTTATAATTATAGCCACCACCCTCTCTCGGGTATGGTATACTATCCGTTTATGCCGTCTTGACTCATGCCGAGTTATAGACCCCTCCCTCTCTCGGGTATGGTATACTAGAAAGTCTGTTAATCCTTTAAACAAAAGGCTTTAACAGACTTTAAAGTGGTAAGATATGGAAAAAAACCATCTTTTTTTTAAATAAAATTGGTGGTTTTTTTTCGTCTAATGAAAATACACCCTTACAAAAAACGCATTTTTTAAAATAAAATTATTCTAACATTTCAGTAATGTTAAATAAATTAAAGACTGCAGTCAGAAATTTTCTGATAACTGATACTGATTTGCCATGGGTTGGCACTTCAACCACATCGTCTGGCATTGATGTTACAGAAGACAGTGCTATGCGACAAGCAACTGTATGGGGTTGTCTCAGGGTAATATCTGAAAATTTCTCACAACTACCCCTAAATATTTACAAGAGAGAAGAAAACGGCGACACCCATGTGGCGCACGACTTTCATGTTCAAAAACTACTGAAGCGCCCAAATCGGTACATGACGCCTACTGAATTTAAAAAGAATCAAATTCTTTCAATTTTGCTCAGTGGTAATAGGTATGCAGAGATTAAACGCAATAAAAAAGGCGAAATCATAGAATTAATCCCAATTTCAACCGAAAGAGTAACAAAAGACCACAATCAAGCAGAAAAAGGCATAATTCTTTACAATATAACATCATCCGTTGGCAAAGTAGAAAAAATAAAATTCGAAAATATGTTTAAAGGTATTGGCATGTCCCAAGACGGCATAAACGGATTGAGTCCCATAGCGATGCATCGAGAAACGATAGGACACGCAGTGGTAGCCGCTGAGCATGGCGCTAAAGTCTTATCAAAAGGTGGCTTACCCAGCGTCGCACTCATTGGCGACATCAAAGACAAAAACCACAGAGACAAAGTAAGAACAGAATTCAACGACCGTTACGGCAAAGGCGGAGGCGGTTGTGCGATTTTGCCATCGACATGGAGTGTAGAGTCCATGAAGATATCGAATGAAGATATGCAGTATCTTGAGTCTAGAAAATTTCAAAGGGCAGAAATTGCAGGCGGTATTTTCGGCGTCCCCTTGCATTTTCTCGGTGACCTAGATAAAGCAACATTAAACAATGTAGAGCAGCAATCATTAGAGTTTGTAATGTATTGCCTTATGCCGTATTTAATAGCGTACGAGGAAGCAATCAATAGAGATTTATTGAGCGAAGATGAAAGAGACACATATTTTGCAAAATTCAATGTTTCTGGGTTTATGCGTGGCGACTCAGAAGCGCGGGCAAATTATTATGACAAGATGTTGAAAAACGGCGTTTATTCTATCAATGAAGTCAGAAAATTTGAGGAAATGAACAAAATCGACCACGAGTCAGCCGATGGTCATTACAAACAAATTAACGAAGCAAATATCACCAAAAAAGGAAAAAACAATGAACAAGACAGGAATAACAATAAAAAACAGCGCGGAATCAACTGATATTCATATCATCGGCGATATAGGTGGTGATTATACCGTCGAGGACTTAAATAAAGACTTAAAAGACTGCAAAAAAACAATAAACATGTACATATCGTCCGGCGGCGGTAGTGTATTTTCAGGCTGGGCAATGATGTCAGCGCTTGAAAGAACAAACGCACATATAACCGCGCATATTGATGGTATTGCGGCGTCAATGGCAACCGCCATCGCTATGATAGCCGATGTGGTAAGAATGTCAGACAACGGCATGTTTATGATCCACAATGCCAGCACAATCGCATGGGGCAACAAGCACGAAATCAAAAAAACAGTAGATTTTTTGTGGAAAGTAGACAAAGTGATGTCTAACAACTACACTCGCAAAACAGGAAAAACAGACGATGAAATGGCAAAAATGATGGACGACGAGACCTGGTTTACAGCACAAGAAGCCTTTGACGCTGGATTTGTTGACGAATTAGTTGAAATGGTAGACGCAAAAAATTGCTCAGAAAACTGCACTCTAATTGCAAATAACCAATTCAAATATAAAAATATCCCAACAGACAAAATATCAGAGATGAAAAAACAAGTACAAGATATCGCAGATTCAGACAAAGATTCTAAACAAATAGAAAACAGCCTTACAAACAATGAAATTGATAATATGTTAATTGATTTAAAATCAAATTTACAGAAGTATAACAGAAAAATTTAAAGCAAAAAAAAGGAAGCAAAAAAAATGATTAAAACATTAGTAGATGAATACGACGCCAAAGTTAAAGAAATTGATAATCTGGTTAAAGCCAAAGGCGAATTAATTACAACCGCAGAAAATCAGGAAAAATTAATTTCAATGCAAAAACAAGCCTTGGCACTTGGCGACGCTATCGAGACTGCAGTCAAATTAAAAGATTTAGACAACAGACTAAACCAACCAGATGATGCCAACACGGACATCACGGTAACAAGCACAGAACAATCAGACGCAGATGCAGTGGAAGCAAAATATGAAGCAGACTTTGTAGCGGCGGTTCATACTACTGCAGATGAGGGACCGCGAAATGTTTTAGAAGTTGGTATCCCAGCCAAAGGCGGTGTACTTGTGCCGAAAACTTGGGATAAGCGGCTAATCAGAGTATTAAACGAACACAGCCCAATCCGTCAATATGCAACAAATAAAAAATCACATAATCCCGTCGTTATTACAAAATCATTGGGCGGCGCGACAGTTGATTATGTTGACGAAAAAGGCGAATTTCCACTTACAGATATGTCTTTTGCAACAGTGGAAATTGGCGCTCATAAAGTTGGTGGAATAATTAAAGCATCAACTGAAATAATCCAAGACTCACAATTCGATATTGCTAGTGAAATTATTATTGAGTTTGGTATAGCATTTGAAAACAAAGATGAAGCGGCATTTTTATTTGGTGATGGCAACAAAAAGCCACATGGAATTCTTCCAGGTATCCCCGCTAATATGAAGCGAAAAACAGCAAATACAGGTTCAGTTGTATCCGACGATGTCACTCTTCTAACATTGGGTGTTAAACAGGTTGTTGCAAATACTGGAATGTATTTTATGAATAGAGAGACATCCATAACTCTTTACAATATGAAGGACGGAGACGGCAACCGTCTATGGGCAAATTCACTGATAAACGGTCAGCCGCCAACTTTTTACGGTAAACCTGTTATTATCCTTGACGGTATGGATGGCATCGAAACAGGTAAATTACCGATTTTATTCGGTAGCCTTAGAGGTTACGAGATTTGGGATAGAGCAAGAGCAACAATACAGCCCTTGACAGAGAAATTCGCAACTACTGGCGAGGTTGGTTTCTTAGTTCAAAAACGCTTTGACGCATTGTTGGTTAACACTCAATTATTGACAGCGCTAGAGGTTAAATAATGATTAAGGTAAAAGCAAAATGTGGCTTTTACTTCTTTGGTAGAAATGTCAAAGCAGGCGAAAGCGTGCAAATAGACCGCGATGTTTACGACGACTGGGTTAAAGACGGTCTTTGTTTTCCATTAAAAAACATTGAAAAATCAGAAATTGACGACGCAGAAATTGACGACACTGGTAACAAAGAACCAAAAACAAAGTCCAAGTCAAAATCTAAAACCAAAAAAGTAAAATGAGATGGTCGATTTATCGCTTGCTAAACTTCACTTAAATGTCAGCCACGACTCAGACGACACGCTAATACATAGTTATATTGAAGCTGCAATTAGTTATGTCAATAAAGATTGTGGCTTAATAATCGAAGATTTAGACCCACTACCGCCTGCCTTGGATCAGGCGGTATTGCTATTGATAGGTGGTTTTTACGAAAACAGAGAATCAACAATAAGTGCCAAGTTTGTAGAAAACAAAGCCGTAGAGATAATCTTATCCCAATATAGGACAGCTTACTTATGAATATCGGCGCATTGCGCAATATTTTAAATTTCTATAAAAAAGTCGAGACAGTGACGAATACTGGTAGTCGCGAGTTCAGTTTAGAATTAGTAAAAGCGGGTGTCCGTGGTTCAGCAAAAACAAGAATGTTGTCAGAAAACTTTAGCGCAGATTCTGAGAATGTCATCGCTGATGTAGTTATCAATACAAGGTACGATGAAGCACTCAACATTAATGATTTGGTTATAAAATTTGACAACAAGGATTTAAAAGTTATCAGCGTTGATAATTATAATTTTAAAAACAAAATGTTAATATTTAGGTGCAAATATGATCAGCGTTGACTTTAATCTGCAGGGAATGCAAGAATTAGAGGATAGGTTTGTCCGAATGGAGCACGCCGCGCAGAAAAAAGTCATAAGGCGAATTCTGCAGTTTTCATTTACTCCGGTGTTAAAAGCAGTAAAAGCACTATCCCCATATAGTCAATACTCAAACAAGTGGTTCACAAAGTCCTTTAGGGATGCATGGCAAGTGCGAGGCTATTCAGAGAGAATGCCAACCGTTGTTTTAGGCGTCAAAGGCAAAAACTCAATAAAGAAAATCATCGGTAAAACAAGCATTTACGAGTCTAGTGCCTATACCAGATATTGGCAATCCGACGGCACAAAAGACAGATATACTAAGTCAGGTCGT